GCAGGGCGTTAGGGTTATACTGGTCAGCCTGGTCAACACCGTAGATGTGTTTGACGTGAGCACGTACAATCATATAAATCCTTTGCGCTTCTTCGATGCCTGTCGCACCGGGGATAAGGTTGTCATTGAGCAGGTAGCTTACCAACTGCTCAGCGCTGGCGAATTTAATGGCGTTGGCGCAGGCTTCGATTATTCTTGCTATGAGCTTCAGCAGGCGGGGCAGCAGCACACAGTCTGATGCGTAGCCTGGATGTTCAGCGGCGCAAACCGCAGGGACCTTCCAGCGGCCGTTACAGTAATAGTAAGTGCTGCGGGTGTGGTCATGGCCACGAGCGCGGTCTTTGGAGTTAAGCGTGTAGCCGCATGCTGCACATTCCAGCAGGCCGCCAAAGATGTATTTGTCCTGAGCGCTGACAAGGCTGCCGATGGGGGCCAGCCAGCTTCTGTTTTTGGAAAGCATATCGTTGCACTTGCGCCAGGTCTCTTCCGGTACAATGGCTTCATGTTGGCCAGTAACAACTACCCAGTCATTTTCGGAGCGGTAAAAATCTTCACGCCTGCCCGCATTGGAGTTTTGGCGGTTATAAACATATTCACCTTTGTAGAAGTGGTTCTTCAGGATGCATCTTACCGTTGTATCGCTCCATTGAGTACCTTTGCGGCTTCTGTAACCGGCAGCGTTGAGTGCTGCGGCAACTTTCTTCAGGGCTTTCTCGCGTAAATAAAGTTCAAATATAGCGCGGACAACGGGAGCTTCAATTGGATCAGGGACTGGCCAGCTCTTACATTTTTTGCCGTTGGCATCCGTAGTGACCGGTCCTGGCATATAACCAAACGGCACCCTGCCGCCGTTCCATTTATTTTCGTTCGCGCGGCCGAGCATGACTGCGGTTACGCGTTCCGCAATGGTTTTGCGCTCCAATTCGGCAAAAATAAGTAAAATCTTAAGCATTGCTTCGCCGCCGGGGGATTGAGTATCGAAGGATTCGTTCTTGCTGGCGAAGGCAACGCCATAGTCTTTGAGCTCGTCGTACAGCTCTAAGAAGTCCAGCAGGTTGCGGCTGATGCGGTCGAGCTTCCAGACATAAAGGTGGCTGAACTCTCTGGCGCGGATGCGTTCCATCATAGAGCGGAAGGCAGGGCGATTGAGGTTTTTGCCGGAAAAGCCAACGTCGCTGAAGACTTCAATGTCTTTGATGCCGTTGAGGTCTGCGAGCTTACGCAGGTCGCTTTCCTGCAGCGGCAGGCTGTCTTTATCTGCCTGCATGTCGGTGGAGACGCGGATATACAGAGCAGCTTTGGGGGTTTGGGGTATAGAAATAGCGTGTTTAGCCATAATACACAGCTCCTTTCAATAGCTAAGATTGTAAGAGCCGTGCATAATATGTTATAATATTATATCGACTCTTATTGGTATGGGGGTTGATAATTGAGCGTGTTGGTAGCACGTTCTTGCAGGTCCCTCGGTGTTGGTAGCACCGGGGGACTTTTTCATTTTACTTTAAGCAGATGTATCTTCGTTGCCGTCAGTATTGATTTGCTTATATTTTATTTCTTCAAAATTTAAGCCAAGTGGTCGTGGAAGTACATCAACATTTGCTAGTTTAAGTAGTTGGAATGGTAATTCGAATGGTAAGTTTGTAATAAGACTGTAGTCTTGCCATAACGGATTTGGTTCTAAGTTATTGGGACTTAGGCATATGCAAGATAGCAAATCATTAGCAAAAGCTTGTTTCATTGTTGAATCATTTAATATTATCATTATCGCAATGATACATGCATAAGAGTCGTTTAGCTCATTACGATTTTTGGTAAAACTGGAATCTTTGGTTATGATATTCATAGACTTTTTTGGTAGCCTATTGTACTTTGATGAAAAAGTCACAAATTTTAAGTTGTGTGCTATTACATTTCTTGTCTCTCGTATTAATCCTAGGGCTGCAATTAAAAAGTTTATTTTATCAGCCATTGCTATATTGGGATTTGGAAGAAGCATGTTAGAAATCTGATGTTTTTCGTGGTCTTTGGTAAGTCGATATAAGTTTATCGAATTGCTGAAACTAACATTTCTTAAAATAATCCATGGAGGAACATGATTATGATTCTCTATGTAATGACGTGTCGGTTGAGGAATATCCTCTAAATTTCTTTCGTAATATTTACCGTCATTTTTAGAGTATTTTTTGAAAATCTTTTCGAAGGCTTCTTTTACTTTAAAAAACTTTATTGCCTTTAATGAACCTAAAAACATCTTGTGATTTAAATATTCTTCTGTATCAACACCAAAATTTTCAGCAAGTACATAAGAAAGTATAGTTTTGAAAGAATTTTCTATTATGATGCTTTGTTTGAGTATGGCATTTTGAAAATTCTTATCGAACAAGTGTAGATAATAGAGATATTCTATAGAAATTCCTGGCTTAAAAATATCATCTTGCATAGTGTATTCTTTATAGCCATTAATAAGATCATAATAAGATGTATTGAGCAGTGCACTTTGAGCAAATGCGTCATTGTTTATTATAAGCTTGTGTTTATCTCTCAAGAGTTGGATTTGTTCATTTATGGTTTTAAATGGTTTGTCGTATAACAATAATCCCAAAAACAAAACCTCCTAAAATAAAAACGGCCCCGCTGTCTTAGACAACGGGGCACCGACCGCCCACGCATGGTAACGGTCCTTTCACGTGTCTACAGTATAACATATAGAATTGATTTAGTCAATAATTTGAAGGAAGAACAGTAACTGGATCACCTAACTTTATAGGTGTTGGTGTAGCTATTTTTCTATATGACATGTCGTTTTTATCAACTTCTAATTGTCCTGTAAAAGCAGATTCTTTGAGAAGTTGTGACAAAGGATTTAATGAAAATGATGCTACATTGGCTACTTTTTTGCAGAGAGAGAAGCTGTCGTATGGAGTGGTTATTTCTACTATACCTTTAATGATATCAAGTGTGCCGATTTCTACACCATTAAGGTTTTTTACTGGCTCGCCTTTAGTAAAAATCCTTAGCTTTTGTCCGTATGTTGCTCCATCAAGCATACCATAATCAACGATTAACGTATTGGCGTCAATAATTTCAATAACCTGATACTTTGAAGTTTGCATATTGGTTCCTCGCTTTCGCTATTTCCGTCACTATGTGAGCGGTTTTTTATTTTAGTTTTTTGTGTATCCTTAAAATTTTTATCTCCAGCCGTCTTTCAAGAATGCGTAACTATAAATGGGATCTATGCCGTAAACATCCATAAGGCACATAGCGAAATTGTCAGCCTCGTTCTCATGTCTGCTGGAAGCAAAATATGAACGTCCTTCGCTACAGAAATGATGATAGTGAGGGTGGAGCAATATGTGTCCTAGCTCGTGGCTGATAACAGTCATCCGCTGCCATTCGTCCAGGCGTTCATTAACAAAGATAAACTTACGGCGGAGTATGCGTTTCCAAAAGCCATTTATATTGTTGGGGGTATCAACGTAGCGAATATTGATACCGAGCATTTCGGCGATGACGGCAGGATTGCTAGATCCGGCTTTTTCTATGAGGTGCTTTACACGTAGTTTGTAATTGTACGCCATTCATATCACCGCCTACTTCCGCTTATTCATTTCCTTGGCTTCATAAAAGGCAGCTTCAATGATACGCATCATTTTTTCTTTATCTTCAGCGGACATCATACGTCCGTTTAAAGTAACTTCTTCGTCCTCAAGGATTTTTTTCAGGTCCTTGGGGACTTTTTTTGCTGGTTGAAGGGAGGGGTGTGGGCTGAAAGGGATGGATTGGTTCTGCAAACCATTATCTTCAATGATGTTGCTTTTTTGTATGCCAAAATGGTCAGCTATTTTTTGAATAGCTCCCATACGTGGCTCTTTTATGCCTTGCTCCCATGTTGATACAGCTTTATCACTAACACCTGCAATTTGACCTAATTCTTTTTGCGATAATCCATATTGTTCGCGCAACAACTTAATATTTTCACTAATTCCCATGATGTTGCTCCCTTCTTATTTTTATATCACTATCATATACCAAAAGTAGAAAAAAATCAACGTCAAAACGAAAATAATCTACTTTAAGTGGTTGACACTCCACTTAAAGTAGATTATAATAGACATGCAATCAAATAAAGGAGGTGTTCATAATGGGCTTATCTTTGAAGCAGATGCGCCTTGTGAGAGAGAAGACACAGGATGAAATGGCTGAAAGGCTGGGTGTTCATGTCCAAACTTATCGCAGATTAGAAGAAAACCCCGACGAGGTAACTATTAAGCAAGCCAAAATTATTTCTGAATTTCTTGGCGTATCCTACGATGATATTTTTTTTGCTCATTAACTCTACTTTTAGTAGAATAATGGGTAATCAGAAGGGGTGATAAAAATGCTTGAAAACCACCAAGCGATTTGCGAAAGTCTTTGCGATGCGTTAAGACGCACCAGTCAATATAATGACCTGTTGGACCTCGTTTACGTACAGGAGCCTAAAGGTCGCAGTTATGTGCTGGCGGTATTTGCCGGAGAACGTAAACGCATCAATACATCGGGTGACAGCGGCTGGGGCATGATTGTTGATATCATCAGACAGCTGCTGGGTGATTATTAAAAGGAGATGAGATTATGCGTGAAAACCCTATCATGAAATACTTGGCTGAAACCTACGGCATTACGCCGGATCAGCTGGAAGAAGAACTTCAAAACGCTAAAATCGACATCGGTATTTTCGTGGAACCTTTGGAAGGAGGAAATCATTATGAAAGCATTTAAGGTTTTTGCTCTGCTGACCGTGGCGCTGGTGGTTTTGGTCGTAGCGACCGGTGACCGTGCTGTAGCTCTGGCTGGCAAAGCGTATAACTATGTGTGCCCTGTCTACCAAACGGAGCGCGTGGCGTATACCGTAAAGTATGGTGACACTCTCTATGGCATAGCTCGTACCTATGCCGGGCATCAAGACCGCTGGGATGATTTAAGAGGCATCATCTGCGACATCCAAGATGCCAACGGCATCGTGGACAAGGACGCACGCTGGCTTGTGCCGGGCAGTGTTATTGTCGTTCCTCTGCAGGTAAGGGTGAATCAATGAGTGCAAAAAGAAAAGTGCCTGTCAGCGTAGCAGCGCTGACAGGCACAAAGGTGGAAAGTGAAACCCTCCACCTCTAATTATAACATAAGGAGGCAACTAAATTGAAAATCAAAAAATTGTGGCTGGAAAATTTTAAGAACCAGCAGAAATTGCAAATCACTTTCGGAGACCACGCAACCAACATCTACGGTGCTAACGGCGTGGGCAAGACCACCGTTCTGGACGCTGTGAGCTTTCTCCTGTGGGGCAAGGACCATAACGGCAAGGCAGACACAAGCATGCGCCCATACGGCACTGACGGCGCTCTGATGCACGACGTTGATACCGTTGTCCGTGCAGAGTTTGATGCTAACGACGACAATAGCCCTATGGCCATGGGACCGTTCGTACTCGAGGTGGTCTACAAAGAGAAATGGACGAAAATCAGCGGCGCTGACGAGCGTAAGCTCACCGGCAATACTACAGAATACGCCATTGACGGCGTGCCGAAAAAAGCCAAGGATTATACGGCTTTCGTGGATGAGTGGTTTGTCGAGCCTTGGTTCAGCTTGACTAGCAATCCCGGCGCCTTCCCGTCGCTGTCTTGGCAAGAGCAGCGCAAGGTGCTGCTGGACCTGCTGGGCGACGTGGCACCGGAGGAAGTCATTGACGCTAACCCGGAACTGGAGGACATTGTTCAGGACATCGTAAAATTTGGCAGCGACGACCTTAAGGCAAAGCTGGCCAAAGAGCTGAAGATGTATAAAAAGCAGGCTCAGGAGCTGCCTGCCCGCATCGACGAGCGCCGCAAGCTGCTCAGCGGTCTGGATGATCCGGAGACGCTGCGCAAAAAAGCGGAAATCGTTTTAGCTAAATCTCAAGAGCCGCTCGACAATCTCATGGCGGAGCGTGCAGCTATCATTAGCGGCAGCAATCGCGCTGCCATTGAAGCTAAAATCAGTGAGCTTGAGGCAAAAATGGACGTTATCCGTGGCATTCGCCGCGAGAAGATGGCCAAGGTCAAAGAGCCGTATCTGCTGGCGGCCAACAACATCGACAATGACTGCAAGGCCAAGGCAGAGCAGCTGCGCACCATGCGCCCTCAACTGCTGGAGCTGGACCGCCGCATCAATGCTAAACAGGACATGCTGCAAGACCTGACGACCGAATGGCAGGTTGTGGATGACAGAATTTTTGAAGAAACCGAATGCCCCTGCTGCCACCGTCCTTATACGCCTGATATGCTGGAGCCGATGTTGGAACGCTTTAATAACGACAAGGCGAACAAGCTCGCAGAGCTTGACCAGAAGGGCATGCAGCTCAGCAAGGAGCTGGCACAGCTGAAAGCTGATAAAGCTGCGCTGGCCATGAAGGTTAATGAGCTGTCCACCTTCGAGGTTGAGCAGGCACCGAACCTGCACAGAGACAACAACGAGGCCATGAACAAGGCGCTGAGCGAGATGCCGCCGCTGGAAGACTACATCCACCCGGAAACCCATGAGAAATTCTGGGAGCTGGCCGAAAGCCTGAGACTCCGCCAAAAAGAGCTTGACACTTGTCGTTTGGATATCAACATCCAGCTGCAGAAAAAGGATGCAGAAATTACCAAGGCTCGCATTCCCGTCGAGCACGCGAAGGAATCCATCCTGAAGCTCAAATTGGACGCTGAGAATCTGGAAGCAATCGAGCAGCTGGAGAGCGAAAAGAAGAACGTCCTCCTGAAGCAGGGCGAGACTGAATACCGCCTCTCACTGGTGGATAAATACATTCAGGGCAAAATGGCGCTTGTGAGCGAAAAGGTCAACAGCACCTTCGAAAATGTCCGCGTCAAGCTCTTTGATGTGAACATCTCTAATCATGGCATTCGTGAAACTTGCGAGCTGACTATGGACGGCGTGCCTTATCGCCAGCTGTCCAACGCCGAGAAATGCCACGCCGGCATGGAAGTTGTCCGCGCGATCAGCAACAAGCTGAACCTGCATAACCCTGTTTTTATCGACAACCGCGAGGGCATCACCGATATCGGCGAGTGGGACGGACAGGTCATTAACCTGTTTGTCAGCCCTGAGGACAAGGAGCTGAGAGTAGAGCATGAGTGAAGAATGGCAAGTTTTTTGGCTGCTGGCAGCTGCTGTAGCTGTCAGCTGGCTGCTTATACATCAACTTTATGGTGGCAAAAACAAAGGAGGACAATAAGACAATGGCAGAAGAAAAACAATTAGTTAACTATGAGGTAAACATGAACAACGCGCGTGGCTTGGGCGCTCTGATGAAGCTCTCGGAGCAATTGGCAGACGCAACCATCATCCCGGAAACCTTCCAGAACAAACCGGCTAACGTGCTGATTGCGCTCAACATGGCGCAGCGCCTTAATGCTGATCCGCTGATGGTGATGCAGAACATGTATGTCGTTTATGGCAATCCCAGCTGGAGCAGCAAATTCCTGATTAGCTGCTTCAACACCTGCGGCCGCTTCAGCTCTATTAAATATGAGTTTTTTGGAACTCCTGGCCAGGACGATTACGGCTGCCGTGCATGGGCGACGGAATACGCGACCGGCGAGCGCGTCCAGAGCATTGATGTTACTATTGGCATGGCCAAGGCGGAAAATTGGATGAGCAAAAAAGGCAGCAAATGGCAAACGATGCCGCAGCTGATGCTGCAGTACCGCGCCGCTACCTTCCTGATTCGCACCGTGGCACCGGAAATCAGCATGGGCCTGCAAACTTCGGAGGAGCTGACGGATGAGCGTGAGTTTAAGCCTGCACAGGGCTTTGTAGCTCAGGCAACAGCCATCAAGAGCGAGGCTGCAGCCATTGCCGAACGTGCCCAGACGATTGATATGCCTACTACCGCCGCAGAGGTTCAGCCTGCCCAAGAGTCTGCTCCGGTAATGCAGCAAGCGCCGCAGGCTAAACGCGGTCCTGCATGGGCAACCAATGATTGAGGTTGAGGCTATTGCTTCCTCCAGCAACGGTAATTGCTACCGCTTAATCAGCGGTACGCATGAGCTTCTGCTGGAGGCAGGCCTTCCTTTTAAGGCTATCAAGGCGGCCGTGAAATACCAGCTGGGCAGGCTGGATGGCTGCCTTATCAGCCATGAGCACGGCGACCATAGCGCCAGCGTTGCGCAGCTTATCAAGACCGGCGTCGACGTTTATATGACTGCCGGTACAGCTGCAGCTTTGCGCGATAATGCTAAAGGAGCAAGCATCCTGCTGCCTGATGAGCAGGGCGGCTACAGAGCGCGTTCGCTCGGTTCTCGTTACTGGACGATTAAGCCGTTCCGTACCTTCCACGACGCTCAAGAGCCTGTGGGCTTCTTAATCAGTGATAAGGACGATATGCTGCTCTTTGCGACGGATACGTATGCCGTACCTTGGCATTTTAACGTATTGAGTCAGGTCATGATTGAGTGCAACTATCTTCCCCAGCGCGTAGAAGAGCGCGTTGCCGCCGGAGCTATCAGCTTCAAGCAGGCTCAGCGTCTGCTGGGCAGCCACATGAGCCTTGATGCATGCCTGGACTTTTTCAGAGTCAACGCCAAAGCAATGAGCTATTGCCGCCAAATCTTCCTGCTGCACGGTAGCCGCGAGAA